CATCATCAAAACCTTTATCAAAGAGCTTTTTATAAAGCTCTGTTTGAGAGGGGAACTTAAATCCACTTCTACCTCTTTTGTTTGGAATCGCCACGAAGTCGGTTGTTAACTTCATGGTGTCAATATGGTTTATGTCTGGAATACAATTATACACCCCCTCTCTAAGAAATTCACAACCTGTTACGTTTTCGTCAAATGCGATATTGTGAGCAATAAGATGTTTGTTGTTTTTTACAGCTTCAGAAAATTTATCAAGAGCCACTTTTAGAGGGACACCTTCTTCTTTGGCTCTCTCGTTTGTAATTCTGTGAATTGCTATTGCCTCATCAGGTATTTTAAACCCTTGAGGTTTTATGATTAGGTTTTGTGAATCTATCTCTACTCCGTTGGCGTCAAAGACTTTCCAAGCAATCTGAACCATTCTTGGCCAATTGTTGAAGTCTGTGATTGGGGCACTAAAGTTTTTCGCCTTGCCTGTGGTCTCAGTATCAAATACTATATACATACTTTATCTTTTGTTATGTTGAATTACTTTCTAACTCCAACTTAATGCAAAATTATATACTTTTTACTTATTAACCAAAATTATTATTCGTAATCACCTTCATAATCCTGCTTGGTCATCTGAACTTTAGACTGAACCTCTTTTAGTATTCCTATCATTTTCCTACAACTCCTCCTGGCATCAACGCCTGCTTTTTTTACTTTTTTGGGGCCAAAAAACTTTTTAATTCGTTCGTCAAATTCTTCAAGTTCGTCAAGAAAGTTTACTACATCTTTCTTTGCTCCGTACTCGTCATTTTTATTCCACCCCTCATAATACTTCCTATCAAGCATCTTTATTCTTTTTTTCTATTTCTCAAAAACTTTTCAATATCATTCATAAGAACATTACTGTCATTTCCAACTTTTCCTGAACCTTCCACAAGTGAATCCGCTTTTTTAACAGTCTCCTGAATTACTTCTTTACCAGCTCCAATAGAGCTGCTATTCATGCTATCAATCAACTTCTTAGATTCATTGTTCATCGTATTGTTTCTTTTAATCAAAGCATTATCTTCAACATCATGCTCTCTCTTTGGTTGTTCATCTGGACCCAGTAGCTCATTAAGCATGTTTCCAATGTATTTGTCAGAAATTTTTTGAGCTTTTCTAAATTTATTTTCAGCCACAGGAGCTTCTTCTTCTCCATCATCAGCCTCAGCATCAGGAATGCCTTCCATGTCAAGCTCATCAGCTCCGCCCATGTCAAAACTTCCGCCTCCGCCTCCGCCTCCCATGTCGCCACCTTCTTCACCTCCACCCTCTTGTTGAGCTTTCATCATTTCTTCAGCGCCCTCAATTTCAAATTTATCATCAAGTTCTCTGAATAGTCCGATTTTCTTATACATCTCAACAGCTGAATCAATTTCGGCAAATATTTTCTTCTCAACTTTTTTCTGTTTAAGAATAAGTTTTATTTCAGACTTAGAAAATCCAAGAATATTTTCCATAGCCCAAACATAAGATACTGGAGATGTTGCTTCCGCAGAGAACATTTCTTTAAATACCTCAATACGAGCTTTCATTGTTTCCAACTTCAACAGCTCTTGTTGAGTTGATGGGTTGGTAAGTGTAAGTGTGAAATTATTTATATCATCCTTAAAACCATTAAAGTAAAGATGTATATTTGCAATCCTCTTAAGCTCAGCAAGCACTGCTTGTTGGATTGAATTAACTGTTCTTGCAAACCTAAGGTCTTGTTGTGACAACGTTGAGCCTCCTGGCATAGACTCGCCATAATTCAGGTAGTTCTTAGGAACTTGAAGTGATGCGAATAATTTATTCTGTAGATATTCAATATCTTGAATATCTCCAAGATTAGATGCTCCTGGAAGTGTTTCAATTCTTGATGACCTATCGGCTCTCATTGGAATAAAGTAATCCTCAGTTACATTCATTGGATTATACTTTAGATTCATGTTACCACTCTTCTGGTCAACAATAGGCTGCTTCTTAAGTTGAATCTGGAATTGTTGGACAAATTGTGCAACATCTGCGTGTTCTAAGTTACCAACATCAATGTAAAATACTCTTCTTTCTGGCGCTCTTGTAATACGGTACACAAGCATAGAATCCTCAGCAAGCTGAAGTTGCTTCCAAAGTTTTCTTGCTGGGTCGAGAATGGAGCGCCCGTAAGGAAGTTTTCTCGTATCTTCAAGAAGTCTAAAATGAGCAACTTGCCAATCTTCAAAATAATCTCCAGTAGTCTCCCACTTAAATCTTACGTTATCAGTCTTCCCTTCAAATCCTTCTTCTCTATGAATTTCTTCTGAAGGCAAAGCCATAACATCGTAAATACCTTCATTTTTATCAATGTGAAGATGAAGAAAGAAATCTCCATATTTAAGCAAATCCCTAATCCAGAGCTTAAGAGCAAAGTCAATATCAAGTCTGTTGTAAAACAAATCTTCAAGAACCGTTTTAACTCTTGAGTTTTCAGAAAATATATCAAGAATCTTCCCTTTTTCTCCCCTAGTAATACATTCATCTCTAATTATATTAAGAGCTGCTGCAATTTCAGGAGACATATCCATTCCTCTAAAGTCTTGATAAGAGTTAATCCTATCAGTATCGAAGTATATGGTTCTTGTATAAAGGTCGTGCGCAATTTTGTTCACCTGCCAATCAAGAAATTGTTGCTGAACATTTTCGACATTACCTCCTTGGTTCACCAATCCGTTACCAACGTTTTGAACTACCCCTGGTTCCTCAACTTTTGGAGTTCTTTTCTTATTTTTGTTGATTGCGTCTGTTACGCCGCCAAATACACTTTTTAATTTATCGTCTGCCATCTATGCACGTTTTTATGAAATATAAATAATTGAAATTGTAAAATAAATAGTTATCCTAATAACCAACTCAAATCATCGTCATCATCAACGTCTGAGCCAGTACCACCAACGCTGCCATCTCCATTAAATATAAAAAGACCTCCGCCTCCTTTACTTTTATCTGTTTCTTTTTTATCAGTAGGTTTGCTTTTTATTATTCCTGTAGATGAATTTGTATTTAACATCATTGCATTAAGCATGCTTTTTGTCATCTCAGTAGATGATGTTACATTTTCAAATTCTGTATCTCTAATATAAAGAGCAATTCCAAGCGCCATGATTAAATCATCATTTGACCCCTTCTCATGCTCTGGCTTATCGCCATTCATAATAAAAGTTTGAAATTCGAGCATAAGCCTTTTTGAATGGATAATAAGGGAATTTTCCCTCATATGTTCAATAATAGCCTTTACAAGAAGTACTCTGTTTTTTCTTGAAGTCTGAAAACCTGGTATCTCGGTTCCCTCATTTACTTTATAACTATAATGCCTTACGTGAATATCCTTTATGTTTTTAGAGAAATACAACCTATTTCTTGGATATTTAAACTTATCTCTAACATCAAAACAAACACCAAGACCAAATGAGTTAGCCTCAATTACAACAAAGGCTGTATTATACATATTTCCTACAGCATTTATTACAAATGGAAATAAATCTGGGCCTATCTTGTCCCTATACTCTGCAACTTGCTCTAGCGTCTCAACATCAAGAACTTGAATTGTGGAGTAATCCTGACCATCACCCCTAGCAACATCGGCTGAAAGTATATATTTTCTTCCTTCTTCAGGACTTTTAAACATATGAAAAGTCGTCTTCTCTTGTGTAACATTTATAAATTTAGAAAGCTCATCTTTGTTTAAGAAATCAAATCTAACATATGACTCTATATCACAATCTTTTTCAACCATGCTGTGGTACTTAGACACTAATTGAACGTCGATAGCGAGCCTTTTCGACCCCTCAAATGAAAGGTCAAGCTCTTGAGCAATCTGAACCGAATCCCAATTAAGTCTTTTACATTGAGATTCGTACCAAGGACTCCATGGAACCTCATTTCCATTGGCATCTTTCTTATATTCAAGACCTTCTGCACTAACTGGATTTTGCGTCCAATGAACAGTTTCTCCATGAAAGTCGCTATCTCCATTTATAGTCTCACGCCAGGTTTTATAATATAACCCACTGGTTCCATTTGGTGTAGAAATCATAATACACTTTCCGCCAGTAGCAGAAAGTGCCATACCAGCACCCATCCAAATCGCATCATCATCTTTAATAAAGGCAGTTTCATCAAGTACTAACATTGTAAGTGAATCCCCACGACCAGCGTTTGGACTTGATGCTTTCGCCTCTGCATAAGAGTTGTTTGAAAATGCTATTTTTTTTGTATTATCTTGCTCAATAGCATCTGGCTTAAGCCACAACGGAGTGTGCTCAATAAACTGCTTTACAGTTTCAAGAAATCTAATTGCTCCAGCGCCATCGTTGGCAATGATTAGAATTTTCTCATCATATCTAAACAAAAGTCTCCAAGCAACATATCCAGCCGTAATAACAGAAAGGCCAGTATTATGAGTCAATAATCCATCTACAAAAAAGTTCTCATTTTCACTCACAGAAATATCATAACACTCTTTAATTGTTGTTTTTTCTATTTTTTTAATTATAGGATTATCTTTTACATTATACTTATAATCACTGCAAATATCATAGTGTTCCTGAGTAACTTTATCAAATATTCCTATATTATGAATAAATCTTATAGCGCTTTTCGAGTGAGTTATTCTAAGTTTAAAAAACCTATTTTGTTGCAATTTCATGTTTTTTACTTCATATATATTGCATTTAATATTGAATTTCTTAAGCAAATTTTTCACTTGATTTAAAAAATGCTCACTTGGTGAGCCTATGCCTAATTCCAACCTCTTACTCTCTTTGCCTTTTTTATAAATACTAACCCACCCATCTCCAGCGAACATTCTATTTATTAAAGTAGAAACTGAATATTTATTCCAAGAAAAAACCTCTTTAGGAAGTAGTTTAAATTCTGTTTTTTTATTGGCTATTTCTTTTGTTTCACACCACTCCATTATAGGATTTTTTGAGCTTACCCCATGTTTTTGATGTGGGTAATAATCATATCCATTAAGCTTTTTTGACTTTCTTATTTCCAAATCTGGAAATAAATTACCTATTGAATCCTCAAACTCGCTTAAATAATTAATATTATTATTTGTAAATTTAACTTGCTTATTTGTACATCCGTCTGTAATTAAATATGCTAACAATTTAACCTCATCTTCATTTGCTTTTATATCTCCAAACCCAATGTCGGCATCAATAATTTCATCACCCCTTTTTAAATCTTTTGCTTTAACCCAGCCTATATCTTTTACATAAAATGGATGATTTTCTCCAACTTCAAAATTTCTTGTATCTTGAAGCTTGAATTTAACACACTGTCTGTCTCCACTACACCATGCATCACAAACAGTATCAACTTCAATTTCATTAGAAATTAAGTTATACGAATATAATTCATCTCCAACTTTAAAGTCCTTTATAGCTATTGGCCCACTTGGAGTGTCTACATAAGTGTTTCCTGGCAGACATTGCCTTGATTTTAAAATAATGTTATTCTGGTGTTTGTGAAAGTTTCTTAGACAATTGTTTTGATATTCAAAACAATCCATTTGAGTTACTCTCCTCTCTTTTGCGTTAAATACATGCCCGTATGTATTCGTGTAATACACAGGGTCAGATGCACACTTTGCAAACTCAACCATTTTACTATCAACCATATTTGTTAATTTCTAATAAATAGGGGTAAAAAAATGGATTTCTTATAACTAAATTCCGATGTATACGTTTGTGCTAAGTTCGCTACTGGGTTTAATAGCTACATTATCTGCTATAAAAACTACAGATGTAGTGTTGTTTTTTGCATATAATTGATA